TTGAAGACTATGTTGACAATGGTGTGTGGACAGAGAGTCCAGGCAGCAATCCTTATTCTAAAAAAGCATATCGCATGGCAGAAGTTATCCGTGACGAAGCAATGTGTCACGTAGATGAGATATGGGGGAGCGAAGTACCGCTTTATGTTCCTGGCATTTTTGCAGGTACAACTGACCTAGTAGGACAGTACAAAGGCCAGCCCTGTATTATGGATTTTAAGCAAACTAACAAGCCTAAGAAGCCTGAGTGGGTAGAAGATTACTACTTACAAATGACAGCATATGCACTAGGACACAACGAAATACACGGCACTGACATACGTGAAGGACACATCTTTATGTGCAGCCGCGGGGACGATGGTGTGATACTAGGTGGTGAGACATATCAGCAGTTTGACCTATGGCCAGATGAGTTTGATGACTGGGCACAAGAATGGTGGAAACGTTGTGAGCAATACTATGAGAAGAACGGCTAAATATTACTAACAGTATATCAGGAGTTAAATATGGCCGTAGTTTCCATTAGTCGAATACAAGTTCGCAGAGGACAAAAAAACGCAGGTAGCGGATTACCACAGCTAGCCAGCGGAGAGTTTGGTTGGGCAGTTGATTCGCAAGAACTTTACATAGGTAACGGAGCAGTTAGTGAAGGCTCGCCATTTGTAGGCAACACTAAAATGTTAAGCCAACACGATAACCTATTTGAGTTTGCTAACACTTATTCTTATAAGAAGAGCTTAAACATACAAACAGGAGCTTCAGCAAACTCTCCTATACTACGCACGTTACAAGCTAGACTAGATGATAGAGTAAGCATACGTTCTTTTGGAGCAAACGGAGACGGCACTGATCAAACAGTAGCACTACAACGTGCAGTCGATCAGCTATATTTAAATGCTAGTAATAAAGGAACAACTCAAGCAAGAGTTGAACTTATTTTAGAAGCTGGCGAATATACCATTACTGCTCCTATTAATCTGCCACCATTTGCAACAATACGCGGCGCAGGACCAGATAAAACTATTATTATATCAGCTGGCACCTTTGCATCATTTACAACAGTAAATGATACAAGCACTCCTGGTACATACTCTAGTGATGCAACAAGCACAACATTAAACCAAGCAAGAAATATTAGCATATCTGGATTAACTATTAGAAACACTACCACTGGTGCAGGAATACAATTAGTTAGTTGTAAAGATAGTAGGTTTGAAAACTTAATAATTCAAGGAGGCTATACCTTCGGCGACTCAATCTCCGGCACAAGTGACGGCATTCATATGTCTAGTTTAAGTACAGCAGTTAGTTCAAACAATAATACCTTTAACAATGTTACTATTAAGAATTTTGTTACAGCAGTTAAGTCAGACCATGATATAAAAGATAATTTATGGAGTAACTGTATAATTGATTATGTATGGCAAGGTTTTGCATTCGGAGCGAATACAGTACTAGGTACTAGCGGAATGCTTACAGGCCCAGTTCTTAATAAAATAGATAATTCAAAGTTTAATGATGTCTACACTATGGCTATTCAGGTTGTTACTGGAATTCAGAATATTAGCAGTAATAATAAATTTTACCGAGTAGGTAATAACGGAGGCAGCTCATTATTAGTATCGCATCCTGTTATCAAATTTGATGGCTTAAAGAATTTAAGTAGAGGTGATTGGTTCGAACGAAGCACAGAACTAGGATATGATGAAACATACAAGAACGGTGTTGCTTATCTTCCCGAAGTAATGAGTCCTACAATTACAGAGTTTGATATTACTCACAAGATTGCTATTACACAGTCAGGTGAATATACTAAACTATTTAGACTACCAGCAGAAACTACTAAGGGTTACGAAATAGATTATATCTATAAAAGCTCACTAGCTGGAACTAGATCAGGAACAATGAAACTAGTAGTTGATCCAGCAGGCAATACATTTAACTTTGCTGATGATTACGAGTACACAGGTAATGAAGCAGTGTATGCAGAGAACTTAAAATTCAAAGCACAAAATTATGATGAAAATGGCGATACAGTGGTTGACACAATAGCCATTATGATGTTAAACTCAACTAGTAGCGATGCTGCTACCTTATATTATAAAGTAAAAACGAAATCATAAACAAAATGATAAACTGATGTTTGAAAAACAATATGAAGAACGTATGACTCTTTGGAGAGAGTTTCGTTCTAGTTTAGAAGGTTCTCCAGATCCAATTCAAGAAGCAATTGATTTCTATAGTCACGCGCCCCCTTGTAGATTAGCAACTGACCCGTTTGATCGTCAAACGTGGCCAAACCCGTGGGAACTTTTAGAGGAAAATACTTATTGTGCCTTTGTAAAGATTCTTGCAATTTGTTACACCTTGCAGTTAACAGAAGTTTTAAAACATGAAAAATATGAGATACATATAACACGAGACTACAAAAACTGTGAAACATATTACTTACTTTATGTTGGCAATATTGTAGTTGGATTCACTGGAGATACATATGTTCAAAGAGATGAATTACCTACTACTTTACGCTCTGAATGTGTCTATGCTCTATCTTAGTAATAATAAATACCTTACATAATAAAGAGGAAAACGAATGTCAAATGGAACAATGATCGTCAAGCGTGACGGTACAAAAGAACATCTTAATATTGATAAAATACATAAAGTAGTTGAACACGCTTGTTTAGATCTTGCAGGGGTTAGTAGTAGTCAAATTGAAATGAATGCTAATATCCAGTTTTATGACGGAATGAGTACAGGCGAAATACAAGAAGTTCTAGTACGTAGTGCTAACGATCTAATCTCGTTAGAATCCCCAAATTATCAGTATGCAGCAGCTAGATTGTTAAGTTATAGTGTAAACAAACAAGTATTTGGAGAGTATAATGCAATTACTTTCCAAGAGAATATTAAACGTAACATTGACCGCAATGTATACGATGCTGCTATCTTAGAGTATTATACAGAAGAAGAACTTACTACGCTTGATAGTTACATTAAACATAAGCGAGATGAGAACTTTACCTATGCAGGGTTGCGTCAAGTAGTTGACAAATACTTGTGTCAGGATCGTTCAACAGGACAGATATTTGAGAGTCCTCAGTTCATGTACATGATGATAGCAGCAACGCTATTCAATAGTTACCCCGCAGAAACACGTATGTATTACGTAAGGAGATATTATGATGCGACCTCACTTTTTAAAGTCAATATCCCAACACCAGTTATGGCAGGGGTCCGAACTCCTGTTAGGCAGTTTGCGAGTTGTGTTCTTGTTGATGCTGCTGATACTCTTGATAGTATCTTTGCCAGTGATATGGCTATTGGTCGCTATACGGCCCAGCGAGCAGGAATTGGTATCAATGCGGGAAGAATCAGAGGAGTTAATTCAAAAATTAGGGGCGGTGAAGTAGCACACACAGGCATTGTTCCGTTTATGAAGAAGTTCGAAGCAACAGTACGTTGTTGTACACAAAATGGTGTGCGCGGCGGAAGTGCAACTACACATTTTCCTTTTTGGCATCAAGAAATACAAGACATTTTAGTACTAAAGAATAACAAAGGTACTGAAGACAATCGTGTACGTAAGCTAGACTACAGCATACAGTTAAACAAAACTATGTATGAACGATTGTTATCTGGCGGCGATATAACTTTGTTCTCGCCACATGATGTGCCAGGATTATACGAAGCATACTTTGGCGATTCAGATGAGTTTCAACTATTATACGAAAAGTACGAACGTGCTACAAGCATAAAGAAAAGTACTGTACCAGCAATGGAGTTGTTTTCTGCGTTGATTAAAGAACGAGCAGAGACAGGACGCATTTATATTATGAATGTTGATCACGCAAACACTCATAGCTCGTTTAAAGACAAAGTGTACATGAGTAACTTATGCCAAGAGATTACATTACCAACTAAGCCACTTAATCATATTGATGACGAAGAAGGTGAGATTGCACTATGTATTTTGTCTGCTATCAATGTAGGCACATTACGTTCGCTAGACGACTTAGAAGACTTATGTGAATTAGCAGTAAGGGCATTAGAAGAGATTATTGATTACCAAAACTATCCAATAGCAGCAGCAGAGAAGTCAACTAAAGCTAGGCGCAGCTTGGGTGTAGGATATATTGGGTTAGCACATTATCTAGCTAGAAATCATGTTAAGTTTGAAGATCAAGCAGCATGGCAGTTAGTACATGACTTATCAGAAGCATTCCAGTTCTTCTTACTTAAAGCAAGTAACAAACTTGCAAAAGAGCGTGGTGCTTGTGATTACTTTAACCGCACTAAATACAGTGATGGCATACTTCCTATAGACACTTATAAGAAAGATGTTGATACTATTGTGGAGCACAAGTTAAATTATGATTGGGATACTCTTCGCGCAGACATACTCGAGCACGGATTACGGCACAGCACATTGTCCGCACAGATGCCTTCAGAAAGCAGTTCCGTTGTGTCGAACGCAACAAATGGAATCGAGCCACCTAGAGGATACTTGTCCGTTAAAAAGTCAAAGAAAGGGCCTCTTAAACAGATTGTTCCGCAGTATCAAACGCTAAAGAACCATTACACATTGTTATGGGACATGCCTAACAACACTGGATACATTAATGTAGTTGCAGTAATGCAAAAGTTCTTTGATCAAGGTATCAGTGGCAACTGGAGTTACAATCCTACACAGTTTCCAGACAATGAAGTACCAATGAGTGTAATGATGCAGGACTTATTAACAACATATAAGATGGGTTGGAAGACAAGTTACTATCAGAACACATATGATTACAAAGTAGATCCTAACGAACTACCGGACGACTTACCATTAGCAGCACTTGCGCCAAGCGCAATGGATATGTTGGACGAAGAAGATTGCGAAGCTTGTAACATTTAAGGAAGAAAATATAAAAATAAGTGGTTGACTTTTAGAGTCAACTGCGCTATACTAAACAAGTAACAGACACACAGGGAAAGACCTATAATGGCCAAATCAGTATTCAATAAAGAAAAAGTAGACTTCACAAAACAGGATATGTTTTTTGGAGAAGATCAGAACACACAACGATATGACGTATTTAAATTTCCTGTGTTTGACAAGCTTAACCAAACTATGCTTGGTTACTTCTGGCGTCCAGAAGAAGTAAGTCTGCAGAAGGACCGCGCTGACTTTGCTAACTTCCGCCCAGAGCAGAAGCACATCTTTACAAGTAATTTAAAATACCAAACACTACTTGACAGTGTCCAAGGACGTGGTCCATGCCTAGCATTTTTGCCGCATGTATCATTGCCTGAACTAGAAGGATGTATTGTCACTTGGGACTTCTTTGAAACAATTCACTCACGTAGCTACACGCATATTATGAAGAACGTGTATGCTGACCCTTCAGAAGTGTTTGATACTATTTTAGATGACGAGAAGATCATTGCACGAGCACAGAGTGTTACTAAGCACTACGATGCCTTTACAGCAGCCGCAGACGCTTACAATCACAGAGGCGAAGGTAGCTTACATGATGTTAAGAAGAAACTATTCCTTGCAATGATGACAGTTAATATCCTTGAAGGCTTGCGTTTTTATGTAAGTTTTGCTTGCACGTTTGGCTTTGGAGAACTAAAGCTTATGGAAGGCTCAGCAAAGATTATCAGTCTTATTGCTCGCGATGAAGCACAGCATCTAGCACTTAGTACACACGTATTAAAGTTGTGGGCACAAGGTAAAGACGATCCGGAAATGGCAGAAGTTGCTAAAGAGTGCGAAGCTGAAGTTTACGATCTATGGCGCGAGTGTGTAGCAGAAGAAAAAGATTGGGCTGAGTACTTGTTTAAAGATGGATCAATGATTGGTTTGAATACACAGTTGTTGAATCAGTACGTAGAGTACATTGCTAATCGCAGACTAAAAGCATTAAACTACACTGCAATCTTTGACCAGCCAGTTAACACAAATCCGCTACCTTGGACACAGCATTGGTTGTCAAGTTCAGGTTTGCAGGTTGCACCGCAGGAAACAGAAAACGAATCGTACATTGTCGGCGGCATCAAACAAGATGTAACTACAGACTCCATCAAAGGATTTAGTTTATGATAGAAATCTACGGCAAGCCTCAGTGTCCATTTTGTGATAGGGCAAAGGCTTTGTGCGAAGCGAGGAAGTTGCCATACAAGTACTTTCAACTTGGCACAGATTTTACCCGTGACGAGGTACTTGAAAAGTTTCCAGGAGCACGTACCTTCCCACAAATTACAGTACACGGAACAAAGATTGGTGGCTACGATAAACTAGGCACATACTTAGAAGAAACTAACTATAACGGAACAGGATACTCACTATAATGTTGATTGAATCATCATACAAAGACGGAGACGTAGTGTCTCTAAAATTAAGTTCAGGCGAAGAAATTGTTGCTCGGCTAGATAGCGAAACTCCAAAAGAGTACACACTGAAAAAGCCTATGGTATTAATCATGCAAAAAGAAGGCTTAGGTCTAGCACCATACATGTATAGTGTTAAGCCTACTTCAAAATTTAATATCTTAGTGAACAGTGTGAGCTGTATTGCTAAAACAGAAACTGATATTGCAGACCAATACACAGCGACTACTAGTGGTATCCAATTAGAGCCATAAGGCTAGGATAAATATACTAAAGGAGCAAGCATGCCAGCAAACCCATATTTAGATTCCGCAAGTTTAGGTAAAACTACAGTCAACCATACGGATAGTGACACTGACACTGATCCGGGTTCAGCGCCAGCACCTGCCGACCATGTACACGTTGATTTTGATATTGCTCACAAAGCATGTCTTGCTGAGATTGCAACGCTGTTCGAACATATACAAGCAGACTTGCGTATTATTACAGACAGAGGCGATGACAGAGCTAAAGGCATTTATCAACGCCAAGCTGATACGGTTGCTAATAATCCAGCTAACATTGCTAAAGCAGCAGCAGAGTATATTAATTTAGAGCAGTCTTCAATACTTGGTATGGTTAATGCAGAAGTAGGTAACCCTACAAACTTAGGAGTTACTAGTGCTGCAAACTATAATGCAATACGAAATAATACAACTATACCTGGTGGCTTTGCAGGTGGCGGCGCAGCAAATAGACAAAGCGCAGGTTATGGCGGCAACGCGGGCGCGTTTGTAGGCGAAGACGGCAACACTTATGCAGAACTTGATTTTCCATTAAGTCAAGTAGTAACACTTCCAGGAAGTGCAGAAGGAGTTGTTGAATATGCAATTGCAGGTAAGCAACGTAGCTTAACATTACAGAGTGAATTATATAACATATTAGAAGAGGCAGCATCTGGCGCAAAAGTTGATGTATTAATTACATCCGGTGGCCAAATACCTGTAGCCGAAGGCGGTATTAAAGGTAAGAATAGAACTGGCTCTAACAGACACGATAAAGGCTATGCAGCAGACGTTCAAATCTTTACTGGACAAGGTCTTGATAAGAAAAAACTAAAGGTTACTAACGAAAAAGACCTTCCTATCATGCTTAAATTTTGCCAAGCTTGCGAAGCAGCAGGCGCCACTTCAATCGGAATAGGCAACGGCTATATGGGTAATACAGGAATACATGTAGACATTGCTTGGAAAGGACAACAAGCAGGAGTCATCTCAGGAATTAGTCCATGGAGATATTGGGGTGGTAAAAAGGCAAGCCGCTTTACAGCTTCAAAATATATTATAGACCTTATGACAACGGAGGCAAACGTATAATGCCAGAATCTACCGACACAGATTATTTACATTTAGACATGACTCCGGAATACAACCGGATCATCGTAGCACTAACAGGCATACGAGATGACGTAAGATTATTGCAAAAATTACAATCTGATCCAGAGAGTGGCATTGCTACAAGTAATGTATTAAACGACTTTCAACGAGCATTACTTGCAGTTAGTATGAGTTCGGCAGTAGGTAACACAGCAGTTGCAGTATCAGAAACAGTTATTAGCGGTAACTCAACTAACGGTGGCGGAACAGCAGCCGCTAGTGGTGAAAGTAATGCTGACCTAACAGTAGAAAGAGCAAGCATACTTTCAGCACTAGGCGTCACTGAAGACCCAGCAGATATGAAAATATTAATACGAGTAGCTGGAATTTATTACTGGGAAGCAGCAGGAGTAGCTGGACCAGATGATGGTCTGCGCGGACCAACTAAAGCAGTTGTTCCGTTTGCCTTAGGTGAAGTATTAGGCTTTGATGATGAAATTACTGTAACAGTTTTGCCAGGAGCACCAGCACCTCCAGCAAGTTATGCAAATCCGTCTGCTCCAAGAAAGCGTTGGCCATTTGCAAGACCAGAAGGACAAACTGCGTCACAAAATGCAAACCCAAATGCAAACTTAATTGATCCAGCAACTGGTAAAGTAATTGCACAAACAGCAGCAGATATTAAAACATCAAATGCAGCAGCTACTACCTCAGCGCCTGCAACAGATTATAGTCCGGGAGCGAGCTAATGCCAGGTGTAACACATAGTAATACTCCATTTGCAACAAACGTTTTTGTAAATGGTGGACCAACACTTGGAGGCGGCCTAGCAACTGCCTTAGGTATAGAAGACACAGTTGGAATATCAGATGCAGAGTCAGATGCAATACTTGCAGGTCAAGCAGACTTATTAGCGACTGGAGAAGATCCAGATACATACGAAGCACTTGAACAATATGGCGGCGGTCAAGATGGCGGCATGAGTCCTATAACAGGAGAAACTGGCGCAATGGCAGCACCTGGATCAGATGCAGCAGTTGGAGCAGACGCTTTAGAAGATCAAGATATTGAAAGACCTATATCAGAATGGGTTAAGTTAATGCCTGGGGTTAATCCTAGAGTACGTCCTGAAGCTTGGGATATGATGGTTGCATTTGCAAAAAGCTTAGGTCGTCCAGTCACACTAAACAGCGCATACCGCTCACCTGAATACAATCGAAAGGTTGGCGGCGCAAAGAAAAGTATGCATACACAGCGCAAAGCTATGGATGTACAATGGGGGACAACTAGTGTTCAAGGACGAATGGATATGATTCAAAAGGCAGTCGATGCAGGATTTACTGGTATTGGATGCTATAACAATTTTATGCATGTTGACATTGGGACTAAGCGTCATTGGGGGCCAAACGGCAGCTATACCGGGCAATTTGCACAATATAAGCCTGTTTTAAAAGCTAACGGCTTTGCTAACGCCTAATTAATGGTTGACATTCTTATCTTTCTATGTTATTATATATACATAATATAAACTTAGGCAGGAATGAGGCAGTATGAGAACAGATTTAAACAAGGTAATACTAACAGATGCAGACGGAGTTTTGCTCAACTGGGAGTATGCTTTTACATGTTGGATGCAACAGCACGGGCACACACAAGTTGAAGGCGGCAATGTGATGTATAACATTGGCGAGCGATTTAACATTTCTAACAATCAGGGACACAAATTAATTAAGACTTTTAACGAAAGTGCAGCAATGGGATTCCTCCCAGCATTGCGTGACGCTATGTATTATGTTAAAAGGTTACACGAAGAGCATGGATATGTATTCCGTTGCATTACATCTTTATCTTTAGATGATAACGCAGGGCAACTTCGTTTGATGAACTTAGAAAAACTGTTTGGAAAAACAGCTTTCGAAGAGCTAGTTTGTTTAGATACAGGCGCAGACAAGGACGAAGCCTTGGCACCGTATAAAGATACAGGATTGTATTGGATCGAAGACAAGCTAGAAAACGCAGTAGTTGGACATAACTTAGGTTTGTCAGCAATACTGATTGAGCATGGATTTAACATGCACTACACACTTCCAAAAGGTATGACTAAGGTAGTTAACTGGAAGGAAATATATAATCATATTACAGGAGAAAATATATGAGCGAATTAACACAACACGAACAAATTGTACAAGCGTTTAACAACTATCTAGTTGAGCACGAAGCATGGGAATCAAAGTCTGTTAAAGCAGCAGCAACCCGCGCCCGTGGAGCACTTGGTGACTTAGGCAAGCTGACAAAAGGCCGCCGAGCAGAGATCCAAGAACGCAAAAATAATATGTGAGGTTATGTCATATGTGGGAATTTTGGTGTAAAGCCATAGGACAAAAAGCATATGACGATGATGACAGAGCAGACGCAGTAGCACTCATACGAACAGCTTGGGTGTTACTGCATGTTACAACATGCTCAATGATAATCGTTGGCAACGGAAGACTATTAGGATTTTGGTAAAGTGTCAAATAAGTCTTACAGGGCTCCTCAAAAGCCTAAACAATATCAACCGCGTATCGAACGAGAGAAATCTTTCAAGATACGCAACCCAACTAGTAAAAAATTAAAACCAAAACATATAAAGGAGTTTTACGATAATGAATCCATCTCCACGTGAAGAAGATAACGAAGCTAAAAAAGCTATGGAAGAGTTCCTAGCCAAAGGCGGCGTCATAGAACAGATCCCCTACGGTAAGCGTAGCGAAAATCTAGAAACAACTGCTGGCTTTTACGGACGCAAGAAGAAGCCAAAGCAAGAAGAACCCAAAACTGACTAATGTTAGCGCACCAATTACAACTACGGTGTAAATACAGTATGACAACAGAAGCAGAAAGAAAAGAAGCTTATAGACTATTTTGGATGGTCAAAGGCATGATTGCTGAAAATGAAAACACAGCAATGGCTTCAGCTGATAGCTACTTTAAGCGACTATGGTTAGACGGCAGTAATGGAGCTCCGTTGTACGAATACGAACAAGGTTTTGAACAAGCATATAACGGGAGATTTCACAATGCAGTCCAAAGGGATAGACTCACTTAGCAATGAGGACCTACTTCACTTAGAAAAAACATTATCTGTAATGTTTGCTACAGAATGTGAAAGTGCTAAACACTTCCAATCCACTAGTGGCTCACACAAAGCCACACCGCAGCGTACACTACGAATACTAAACGCAGTTAGAGCAACAAAACAAAACAAGCAAATCAAAGAACAACGATGGTAACATATGAAATGTAAACTTGGCGACTATGCTCGTATTATTCATTCAGTTAATCCAGACAATATCGGAAGAGTTGTAAAGGTAGCTGAATACATTGGTAGATTTGAACAAAAGGAACAATTTGAATTTAGAGGCATGCCGTGTCAATGTCCAGTAACAGATCACTACTGGTGGATAGACGGAGACGACATTACGATACAGTTCGGACCAAGTCCTAAAGCATACATTGCTGATACATGGTTAGAACCAATACGGCCTGAATCTAAAAAAACAAAGACAACAGCAGAAAAAGAACTTGACATGTATAGCTAACCCTTTAACCGCACAGTAACACCAGCCATGTTATTGAGCAGTTAAAGGGTTAGTCTAACCCTTTAAAAGAAAAGGTTGACAAAGTAGCGTAAACATGTTATAAATAGTATGTAACGTTGAAACAAGCTAAACGACGAGCTGGACCCGGGGGCGGTACCCGGCAGCTCCACCAAATGTACATTTGACAGAGATCCTAATGTACATTTGACGGGGCTGAACTAGGATCGACAGGCGGATTAATAGGCGAGTGGAGTTACCCCGATCTAAGCTGGGTTAACGCGAAGAAAACTATAATTGCAAACGAAAGTTACGCATTAGCAGCCTAAGGGCAGCTACGAGGTAGTTAGACCTTGTTACCAAACATAGCAGGAAAGCAACCTTCGGGTTGCTTTCTTTTACCTCAACAGAAAGCAAAACTGCATGTCAATGTCAAGCCAACCAAAACCAAAAACTGATCAAACAATGATTGACGAATTCTTAAAGAAAGGTGGCAAAATTACTAAGGGCGAAACAAAACCTATGCCAAACGAACTTGGTATTAGTAATGTAACGTGGAACAACAAACTATCTAAAGCAGAAAAACAAGCCAAGGAAGGCAAATAAATGCGCCCAGAAAATAGAACAGATTACAAAGTAGTTGAAAGCACTCGAACATTAACCGGAGCAAAGACTTGGACAGTTATGGTAGGTGGCGATATTAGAGTTACTACTTGTAATACACCAGAACATGCATACGAACTTGCTAAAAATCTTAATCTAGATACGTACTTTCTAGAACGCGGACAAACTCGTGCAGATCGTATTAAAGCATACGATGCCTATGAAAAAGCAAGTGTTACATAAAAACAACATTTTAAAAGTAATTATCTATACATAGCTATTAATATACCACATTGTAATCTGTTAGTATCATGATATAAGATAACTACTAGTACAAACATTATAGACAAGAAGGAACACTATTATAATGCGTACACTATTTTTGGCACTAGCCACAACATTCTTTGCAAGTTCAGTAATGGCAGCAGATATTACCCCGGACCTAGCATTGAATACTGATGTAGTAACAACCTATGCATGGGATGCAGATACCACAACAATAATTGTTAACCCTGAACTAGCTTATACAGGATTAGGTTATGACACAACATTCACAGTTGGCACAAAGCTAAATGTGTGGGACAACACAAGCAAAATAATGCTTGATGATGAACTTGATCACGCACCAGTATTTGACTTTGGCATCTCATGGATGGCAATGGATCAACTAGAACTAGAAGCAATGACTTCTTATGATCTCGAAGCAGGCAACCGCAGCGAAGATATTAAAATGGTAGCAACATTTAGCTTCTAATAATATAAACACTTAAACTAGAGGACGGTAGAAATATCGTCCTTTTTTTGTGAAATACACAGCCTGGTATGATAAATAAAAATAACAATGAGAGAGGAGATACAAGAATGGCTAAAACAAAAGCAATACCCGCAGGACCTGTTAAAATTACCAATGCAAGTTTATCTAAACTTTCAAAGGTAAAACTAGAAGAGTTTGCTAAGGCAACTTATGGTGTTGACATTGACAGACGTAAGAAGAAAGATGATCTAGTTAAAGAAGTACTTAACATGTCAAAGAAGACAAAGAAAGTTATTACTGATGCATCAATAGAAGCTAAAGAAGTTGCAGCAGTAGCAAAGACACTAAATGAAAAACTAGCAAAAGAAGCAGAGCAAACAATTGCTGACATTGCAGGAATTTCTGCACCACAAAAAGAAGTTGTTCCAGAGCCTAAGAAAGGTTTTTGGTCAAAGCTATTTGGTTGGTAAAATAACTTTACAGTAGTTACAATTAAAGGTTGCTTTATGCGGCCTTTTTTTGTGGCTAGAATTTAATAAATACTAGCAGTTAAAGGAGCAGCAATGGCAAATAAATTAAGTGAAGAATCTGAGTTTACAATACCGTTAAAAAATCTCGTTAGTCTTGCAATAACTGTTGGAGTTGCAGTATGGGTATACTTTGGCCTTGTTGAAA